AATGCATCAACTTCTGCTACTAATGCAGCAACATCAGCGAGTTCTGCATCATCAGCACAAACTGCTGCTGAGTCTGCAAGAGATGCAACATTAGCTGCATACGATTCATTTGATGATAGATATTTAGGATCTAAAACATCTGATCCAGCATTAGATAATGATGGCAATGCTTTACTTGCTGGCGCTCTATATTTTAATTCATCATCTGGTGTAATGCGTTTATATACTGGATCAGCATGGGTAGCTGCCTATGTATCTGGATCTGGTTACTTAGCTGCTTCTAATAACTTATCTGATTTAGCAAGCGCATCGACTGCAAGAACAAACTTAGGATTAGGCACTGCTGCTACAACAGCTGCAACTGCATATGCTACATCTGCTCAAGGAACTACTGCTGATACAGCTTATGCTGACAGATTAAAATGGGATGGCGGAGCTACAGGATTAACCGCTGCAACAGGCAGAACAAGTCTTGGCTTAGGCACATTAGCTACAGTATCACCTACAGGCACAGCAGATGCTACAACATTCCTTCGTGGAGATAATTCATATGCAGTAGTATCAGTCACACCTACTGCTGTATCAGATCAAGCTAACTCATCAACAGGATATTTTGATCTACCAGTTGGCACAACAGCACAAAGACCAGGATCACCAACATCTGGTAACATGCGTTATAACACTACCACATCTAGTTTTGAAGGATACAATGGAACTGCATGGGGATCTATTGGTGGTGGTGCATCTGCTAGTGGTGCAATCTATGAGAATACAAAAACAATTAGTACAAGTTACACATTAACAACAAGCACCAATGGTATGTCTGTTGGTCCAATTACATTATCTAGTGGCGTATCAGTCACTGTTCCTAGCGGACAACGCTGGGTAGTATTATAAGGGGAAATAAATGGCTTCAACCATAAACGCAAGTACAAGTCCAGCAGCCATAGTCCAAACAGCTGACGGAACAGCTAATTTAAGTTTACAGAGTAATGGCACAACAATAGCAGCTATTACATCTACAGGAATTGCAGTTACTGGTGCGGTTTCAGCTACAACTGATTCAACATTTAACTCTACAGGAGCTTTAACTGTTTCATCTGGTACTACTGCACAAAGACCAACAGCAGCAGCGGGTATGATAAGATATAATACTACTATTAGTTCTTTTGAGTATTCTAATGGTAATGTTTGGTATTCTTCAACTGCTCTTTATGGTACACAAAAAGGTATTATGATTGGTGGTGCTAATGCTAGTACTATTTTTGGTTTATCTAATTTAGTTTCTAGTTCTGGTGTAGTAGCTACAGATACTGCAGCTGTTGCAACTGGCAGAGTATTAGGAGCAGCTGCTAGTTATGGTAGTGATAAAGCTATATTTGGATTTGGCTCTTTACAATCAGGTGCTGATACAGCAATAACAAACCTTATATCTAACACAGGTGTGGTGGCTTCTGATACAACAGGCGTAGGAACAGCAAGATCTGGACTTGCTGCTTGTGGATATGGTAATGATAAAGCTATATTTGGTTTTGGATCTGGTCCTTTATCCATGACTAATTTGGTAGCTAATACAGGAGTTGTTAGTAGTGATGTTACAGGCGTAGGAACAGCAAGAGCTTATCCTGGTGCTGCTACTTATGGTGGAGATAAAGGTATATTTATGTTTGGTACTACTGGAAGTTATGTATCTACATCTAATCTTGTTTCTAATACTGGAGTTGTAGCAACAGATACTACTAACCCTGCTGGAGTAACTGTTAAAGGTTATGGAGGAGCAGCTCAATTTGGTGGCGGTCAAGTAATTTATGCGTTTGGTTATAATTCTGCTAATGCTTTTACTAGTATAAGTAACTTAGTATCTACTACAGGGGTGATAGCTTCTGATACTACTGGAGTAGGAACAGCAAGAAGGAACCCAGGAAATTCTTCTTATGGAAGTGATAAAGCTATATTTGCATATGGATATAATGGAAGTTATTTATCTATGTCTAATTTAGTATCTAATACAGGGGTAGTAGCAACAGACACAACTGGTGTAGGTACAGCAAGATATGGTGTTACTGGTGCTGGATATTCATTAACAGCATAGGACATATAAATGGCATCAAATTTTAATTCAGAATTTAATTATAAATATCAAGTAATAGGTGCAACTCCCTGGGAAAAACTTAAAACCCTAAAAGGATTCCTAGAAGGTCGCAAACGTGCAGCTGCATTAGAACAATGTGCAGAATTAAAGTATCAAGCTAAGCTTGAAGAACTTAAACATTTAAAAAGTATTGGTGGATTACTTCATGTTATTCTTGCATTGCAAGCAGATATTATTGAAGTAGAGTCTACATTAGAAGATACAGCTCATGCTTTTAAACTTAATAAAGCTGAACTAGAAATACTTAATAAACTTATTGCAGAAATTTACACAGAAGTAGAACCAACAAGATTAAAACACGTTGATGGTACACCTTATACAGATGATGAAATGTTTGAAGCAAATGCTAACCATGAGTTTACTGTGCAAATAGGTAGAGAAATACAAGCAGAAATTATTGCTAATGGTAGACCATCACCAGCTAAATTACTTAATGCTATGAGTAACCCACAGACATTAGAAGCACTTAAACAGATTGGCATTGTGCCAAAAGAAACCCTTTTATTAGGAGAAAAAGATGTTGCTCTACAAATTACAAGCAAATAATTCTGCATCATTATTTGGCACACCAAAAGAACCAAAGCCAAAAGATGATGTATTTACTATTGCACAAAAACAAGACTGTTCAGAATTTTTAGTATTATCTAGCACAGCTTATCCAGAACTAGAAGCATTTGTATCTTATGATGGTTTTGACTTTACATACTGTCAAGCATGGGGATTAACTATTAATGATGAAGTAGTTAAACGTGTATGGCAAGATATTAGAGCTAAAGCATATCCTAGTATTCCAGACCAACTTGATACTATATTTCATCAAGGTATAGATGTTTGGAAAGCAGACATTCAAGCAATTAAAGATAAATATCCTAAAGGAGTAGCATAATGTCATCAGTAGTCATAGCTGGGGATACCTCTGGCACAGTAACACTAGCAGCTCCCGCAGTATCTGGCACGACAACACTTACGTTGCCAGCGACAACAGATACGCTAGTAGGTAAAACAACAACAGATACGCTTACTAATAAGACGCTAACAAGTCCTACTATTACTGGTGCATCAGTAAGCTCAATGGCTTCTAGTGTTATTACATCTGGCACAGCAGTAGCATCTACAAGTGGAACTTCTATTGACTTTACTAGTATTCCTAGTTGGGTAAAACGTATTACTGTTATGTTTTCAGCTGTTTCTAGCAATGGAACTTCTTTGTTACAAGTCCAACTAGGAACTTCAGGAGGCGTTCAAACATCTGGATATTCTTCTGTTGGTCAAACAAGTGGAGGATCAAATGTTTCAAGCACTGGATTATTGTTTTCTTATAGAATGGAAGCAATACAATCAGTTCATGGTTCTTGCACGCTTTGTTTATTAAATTCATCAACTGGACTTTGGGTTTGGAGTGGTGTTAATACATATAGCACTGCGGATTCTAATTCTTTTCTTGCGGGAAGTAAAACTTTATCAGGCACATTAGACCGAATTCGCATTACTACAGTCAATGGCACAGATACATTTGATGCTGGTTCAGTTAATATTTTATATGAATAGGAATTAATATGAGAAAAGAATTAAATGTGATTACTGGTGAAATTACAGAACATGAAGATGCTCCTGTAACATTAGATGTTTCTATTGAAATAAAACAACCTAAGCCTACAGTAGAACAACTACAAGCACAGTTAGCAGACATTGCTGCTAAACTACAAGCACTACAAGGAGCAGCACTATGACAATGATCTTAGACGGCACTAACGGAGTCACATTCCCATCATGGACTACCGCTGGTAGACCAGCAAGTCCAACTACTGGCATGACTGGATACAATACAACGACTGGTCAAATGGAAATTTATAATGCAACATATAGTATTTGGGCTAATGCTGGAACTTCTAGCCTCCCTTACACAGTATCATATTTAGTAGTCGCTGGCGGAGCGGGCGGGGGTGGAGGAGTAGGAGCTAACGCTAATGGAGGTGGAGGTGGGGGAGCTGGAGGATATCTTACAAGCACTGCATCATTCACTAAAGGAAATGTTTATACTATTACTGTAGGAGCTGGTGGGGCTGGTGGAACTACAAGTGTTGGCACAGGATCTAATGGAGCAGATTCAGTTTTAAGTGGAACGGGTATAACTACTGTAACTTCTATAGGTGGTGGTGGTGGTGCAAGGGAAGGTCTTGCCGCAGTTTCAGGCGGTTCTGGAGGAGGAGCTAATGGTAGCACTTATCCAACTGGAGCATCAGGAACATCTGGTCAAGGTAATAAAGGTGGTAACTTTACTAGTTTTGCTTCTGGTGCTGGTGGTGGTGGAGCAAGTGCTGCAGGTGATCCACAAGCCTCAACTTATGTTGGTGGTAATGGCGGAGCAGGAACTGCAAGTTCTATTACAGGATCCTCAGTTACTAGAGCTGGCGGTGGCGGGGGTGGAGGTTACTACACAGGAAGCGGTGGGACTGGTGGAGCGGGCGGGGGTGGTAATGGCGCTTATGGAATAACCACAGCGGGTAGTGCTGCTACTGTTAATACTGGTGGTGGTGGTGGTGGTTCTGGCAATCATACATCACAAGCAGCTGGTGGTAATGGTGGCTCTGGCATAGTTATATTAAGTATTCCTACAATTAATTACACGTCTACCACAACAGGCTCTCCAACAATAACAACTTCTGGATCTAATACAATTATGTCATTCACAGCCTCTGGCACATACACAGCATAAGGATAAACTATGGCACATTACGCAAAAGTTAATAACGGAATTGTAGAGAAAGTCATAGTGGCAGAAGCTGACTTCTTTAATACTTATGTAGACTCAAGCCCAGGCACTTGGATTCAAACATCATATAACACTCATGGTAATCAACATCCAAATGGCACACCACTTCGTGGTAACTATGCTGGTATTGGTTATACATACGATGCTACTAACGATGTATTCTATGCACCTAAACCATATCCATCATGGATACTTAATGAATCAACATGGTTATGGAAATCTCCTGTAGATTACCCTACAGACGAAGGTCGCTTTACATGGGACGAAACAACAACATCTTGGATTGAGATAGAGAATGTCTAAACCTATACAAGCTGAATTAGAATCAAGACTAAGCACACACGAGGAGATCTGTGCATTTAGATATGAATCTATCAATGCACGGCTCAAGCGACTAGAGCAGATCCTATTAGGCACTGCTGGTTTTATCATTGTATTCTTACTTACACAGATATTTAAC